AAAAAGGTTGCCTTGGCATTGAATGGGAGCACATCCCCAAGAATATCGAGGCTATATTCGGTGCAAGTGATCTCGCTGAATCGCCCGTCCATCGCGTTTTCCATCGATGCAGCCTGAACATTTTGCCCATATACTACCCCGCTCGCCGCAACGGCCGATCCGGCACGCGCGAGCACGAGCGCCCCATCATGGTCTTCATAGGCGAGCAGCGCTGCATTGCGCGCGACGCGCTGGATGATGTCGGCGCCAGTCTCGCCATAGTTGACGAGGATCTGGTCGATCGCTGGCCCTACATCGGCACCGTCGAGAACGCGGGCTGACAGACCTTCATATTTTGAGCAGAGCTTCTGCGCGATCTCCAGCGCGTTGGCATTGGTGATCGAGCCGCCATCCCATTCGGCCGAGCAGTCGACGAGATCCTGCGTCTTGCCGCGCCCGATCAGGGTCAGCATGTGATCGTCCCCGGCGACGGTGACGATGTCGCGATCGACATAGCCTGTGATGACCACATCCTTGCCGAGCTTGACGACGCAAGGATCTCCGGCCCTGGCAACCGTTGAGACCCTGGTGACCGCATCTTTTGTGCTGAAGGACAGCTGAAATTGGTTCGGAAAGCCTTCCGCCAGCAGCGTGACCGAGATGTCCTGCCATCCGGAAATACTGTTCCCGCCGACGATAATCGTCAAATCATCCATCATGCGGCAAGCGCCTTGAATGTGGTCGGCATGAACAGCGGAGAGACAGGGTTGGCCTGGCGGATCAGCTCGTCCGCCCGGTCGGGATCACGATACAGGCGTTGGGCCAACGCCAGGGCCGGCAAGGGCCGGCCGACGGTGACCGTCTGGATCGGCGCGAGCGACGCGCCGCGCTCACGCAGGTCGTTGATGATCGCTGTACGCAGGTCGCGCAGGGCTTTGAATGTATCATCAGCACCAGCATCGCCGGCGATGAGCATTTCGGCATCGAGCATTTCGGCGATCATCGAGAGTTTGGCCGCAGCGTCATCGTAGCTCGTCGGCTGATAGCGCCCCGCCGCAGCTACCAGCGCGATCGCTGCCGACCGCCGAAAGACATCGCTTACCGATCCGCCCATCGCACCCGCTGCGATCGGGCCCGGCGGGGAAAAGCCTTGCAGGTCGACCAGCAAGCGGACCGCATCAGCGGGATCGGCGCAGGCTGCACCCAGCGCATCGACCAGCGCCGCTACAGCCGCCGCGACATCCCCATCGGTGGTCGAAACCGTCACTTCTGCGATGGTGTCGGCAAGGTCGCTGTCTGCGGTGGCGATCAGTGCTCGATTCGTCGATGCATCCGCCACCAGCGTCGATATCGGCGTCCCGATCGCATAAATCGCCGCGCCGTCTGACGCATAGCCGCTGTTGCCGCCAGCCGAATATCTGCCGAAGCTGCCCGGCAGCTGGCTGGTCAGGCGAGACAGCGCTGTTGCGTCCGAGGCGAGCACCCCGACATTTACTGACCAAAGGCGTGACACCGTCGCAACATCGTCGTGACTGCCACCGGTCGCGGCCGCTAGAACCACGGCGCGCACGAAATCAGCAGCGATCGCAAGCTTGGCGAGGTTGGCCGCGGACAGAATGCCCGACGAGTTGGTCAGCAGTGTTGGAAAGACCTGCTTTCCGCTTTCGACAAAATCGATTTCGACACTGCTGGCGCGTCCGGCGCCGAGATCCTGGCCGATGCTGAACGAATTAACAGCAACATTGAGAATGCCGAGCGTCGGATGGGTCAAGGTACCCGGGCCAGCCTTCTCGAGCGCAGCGATCAGCAGCGCGCGCTGCAACTGGATCGGGCCGCCGGCAAACACGATGTCGCCGTCGACGATGAACCCACGGAAACGGAAGCGCCGGGCGGCACGACCCATATCCTCTGCCCACGGCTCATCGCGGCCCGGATACTCGTGCAACGCGATGCGACGGCCGCCAGCGATCGCGTCATCAATGACTGCGAACGGCGCGCCGCGGAACGATGCCGGCAGAAGGTTGCCGTCGAATAATGCCATCGGTGGCCTCCGGCTTAATGCGCGCGGCTGACGGCAACCCGGCCGTCCGAGGTATGCGCTTTGATCGTGGACCCGGGCGGGGCGCCGCTGATCTCAATCCTCAGCAGGCCACCCTGGCGGAGCGGATCGACGGCATGGCCATTGCGGCGCTCTTCAAAATGCAAATGCGGTGCAACGCCGCCGCTATGGCCTGACAGGGCAATGGCCTCCCCGGCCGACACATGTTGCCCGACCCGCACCATGGCCCTGCTCAAATGAGCATAGAATGAGGTTTCGCCATTCCCATGATCGATCTCGACCGTGTTGCCGTACCCATGATGTTGCCCGACGGCCTTGACGATGCCGTCGGCAACTGCGCCGACCTTCGTGCCATCGGCGTACCGAAAATCGACGCCTTGGTGGAAGGCGCTGCCATATGTTCCGTCAGGCTTGCGTGGGCGGTCGCGAGCACCAAAACCGGAATTGAGCCGTGTCTGGCCGGGAACAACCCCGATCAATCGGTCGGCGGCTGTGATCATCTTATCGCCAGCCCGGTCCAGCTTCGCTGCGGCTGGTGCGAGGATCCGCGCGACCGGGGAAATGGCTTCGACAACCTTGGTACCGATCGCCCGGGCCTGAGCGGCGCCGGCGGCGATCATCGCCTGCCGTTTCGCCGGATTTTCGAAGGCGTCGGTCAGGGATTGGCCAGCATTTACCGCCCCGCCGAGAATCGGGACCGTGAGCGCGGCGGCGCCAGCCTGGGCCTTGTTTATCTGTCGCTTACCCAATTGCGCGAGGGCGGCGCTGTCATACACGAACTTGCGTGCCGTCGCAGTATCGCCATCTGAATTGATCGCGCCATAGGCACCCGCCTTGCCGAGCTCACCCTTGAGGTTCCCAGCGCCATTCCGGAGCAGTGGGAGCATCGCGCCAACGCCCAGCCGATCGGCGACCATGCTCTGGGTCATCGGGTCGCTTTGCGCCTGCAGGCCACGCGAAAGGTCCGCGAGCATCGCGTTGTAGTCGAGTGTGCCGTCGGCCTTCTTTGTGAAGCCGACGCCGAGTTTGCGAAGTAGCACCCGCGCTTCCGGATTGCGGGCATAATAGGCATCATGCGCGATGTTCGCGAAGCCGCTGATTGCGCCGTTCGTCGCATCCTTGCCGACGCCAACGCGCTCGCCAGCCTGTTGAAATTTCTGCAGATCCTGCGTCGCGATCCCAAGTCGATCAGAAAGCCGGCCAAGCTCCGCCGCGCCGAAGGCCCAGCTCGATGCGAATTTATATCCAGCATATGCCGCCGCCCCGACAACAGCCACAGTGGCCGCCAGCGCGATGCCAACGGGGCCCAGTGCCGCACCGAGCCCGCCGACTGCGACGGCCGCTTCGCCTATGCCTCCCGCCGCCGCCTCACCAGCCGCCGCCGCCTCGCCAAGACCTGCCGCGGCTCCGCCCAGCTTCGCCGCGGCACCTGCGCCGGCCGTCTCGACATCACCCAGAGCCGCTGACGTCCGGCCGAGCCCGGAGCCGATCGCCGAACCGATCGCACGGAACTGGCTTGCGCGCGCGCCGATGGTCGCAAAGACCGACCGATTGCCGAATGCCCGAGAGGCTGCGTCGTCGACGTCGCCGAATGTGCGCACCAGATTGCGCATGCCGCCCATACGACTGCCGGCGCGGTCTGCACCACCGATCGCCTTCGCCGCGCCCTTGCCAACGCCGCCGAGCCGCTTCTCAGCTGAATTGACGCCTTTTGCCGTCTTGTCATCTGCGGTGATGGCAATGCCGAGCTTCGCGACGGTGGTCATGAATTACCTCCGGCAAGCGCGTCCCATTCGCACCATTCAGTGATTTGGGACCATCGATAAGCAAGAATTTCGGGGGGGAGTTTTCCGTACCGGCGCGCGAGGGTGGCGGTGACCTCGCGCCAGTCCTCCGGCCGGACTAGAAGAAACGCTCGAGGAACGCCGCAGCCTTCACGATTGCCCGGGTCCCGAGCTTTCCGACCACCTGTTCGGGCACGCCGGCGACTGTGCTGATCGCTTTTATGTTGGCCTCGACACCGGTCAGCTTTTCCCACAGCAGCCATTCCGCGCCGGTGGGTTCGCGCAACAGGATCGAAGTAATCGGCTCCATGTCGCCGAGTTGGACCGGCTTTCTGAGCGGCATCGCCCACTCTTCAACTTCAGGGGGCGGCAGGTCTGCCGGGTCAGTCTTCGCCATATCAGTTGTCCTTCACATCCGGTCCGTCGAACACCACCTCATAGGTGCCTTCTTCGGTGTTCACCTCGATCGGGCCATCGCCGGCGCGCCACATGTTGCGGCCGATCACGACCTTGCCATTGGCGAGCTGCAGCACGACGCTGACATCGTCCGCGTCGGCCAGCTCGTTGATCGGAACGGTGCCGCTGTCCCGGCCCTTCCACGAGATCATGCCGGCCATCGGCATGCCCTTGAAACCATGCACCCCGTCCTGCCCAGTCAGCGTCTCGCGCTTCTCCTGGCTGACGCGATACGTGCCTTCGCCGACGATCGAATAGCTCTTGCCGTTCATCGTCACGAAGGCGACGCCGGCAAGGCGGTTTGGACTGGATGCCATGATGGCCGCTCCTCAGATCAATTGTTACGGA